TGCCGAAAGCTCCCCTGTTTCTCGTGAAGGCTCAAGACACCAAGAGCCATTGCAAACCGCGCGCCGCAGGTCGATCGACTGTCGATCAGTTCAGATATTTCGGCTCCGATTGCGTTAATTATTCCAACCGCAGTCAAATTCCAAGCCGCGAGATACCTCTGGTCGCTGGTGCCGAGTCCGTTCAACCAGGCCATCATGGTGGCGGCTACCGAGGAAAAGTCAGTCCCGTCGCGATCATTGTGACCGGCCTCGCCTGCCTGAGGCGAACTCTGAAACGATTCGGCGCGCCGCGGTCGATCGCTCGGTGAGGCTATGCGGATAGACGACTTTCATCGCGAGCATTGGGCGTGCCATCCGGGCACGATCGACCCACCGGCGCCAATTTTTTATTTTCGAGGGCATCGTGACCGCCATAAAAATGGCGGTCGAAAGATTCCTCGCCGACTGTCGCTCAGCCTGCACAATGCCAGCGGCGGCGATCGGCAAGCAAACAATTCCGTGCATGAAATCCAGATGGAAGGAGACGGGTCAATGATTCCTGGCAACTCCTCTCGCGGTATATCCATCCGCGAAGTCCAGCAAACCGTGGCGCTCGCGTTCAACCTCAGTGTGCGCGAGATGGTATCGCCCAGCCGTCGGCGAAACGTGACCTGCGCGCGCCACATCGCGATGTATCTGAGCCGCGAGATGGCGATGCGGGGATGGCGCGCGATGAGCCACACGGTCGCGTCGGCAGCGCCGGCACCGCCATCGTTTCCGCGGATCGGCATCGCGTTCGCGCGGGATCATTCGAGCGTGATTCATGCGTGCACGACAGTGAAACGGAGACTGCGCGACGACCTTGGCTTCGCGCTGCTCCTGAATCGTCTCGCCGGCGATTTGCGCCATCACGCGATCGCGTCGGCGACTGTGCGGGAGGCGATGTAATGGAAGCGCAGGGACCGATCACGCGGCGTGGGAATTTTTTGCCTCCGGAGAGCCGGGCCGGATTCGACCGGTCCGATCCCGCGCGCAAGTTTTCCTCGAAACCGGTCACCGGGCTGATGCCGGCGGGCATCACGACGGCAACCGCGGGCGACGCCGATGCGGCGTCGTCAGCGGCGTCAAGCGCGGCCGCCAGCGGCGCCAGCCCCCGCGTCGTCCAGTTCTGGATGAACGGCCGCGGTTCAACGCTCAAAGACCTCGTCAGCATGATCGGCATCGAGGGCGCGGCCCGTCTGATCGGCGCGTTCGCCGGCATGCGGCTCTACGTGCCGCACGCACCTGAACCCGACGATAGCCTGAGTGAAGTTATCGGCCTTGAGGCCGCTCGGGCCCTCGCGCAAATCTATGGCGGCGACCGCATCGACGTCCCGAATCCGACGCCCCGACGAATCCAGATCGTCGATTTGCGGGCGAGCGGAGTCAGCATCGATGGAATCGCGCGAGAGTTGCGCTGCACGCGCCGGCGGGTCTTTCAGGTGCTGGCCGAAGCCCGGAACAAGCAGCGTTCGCGCGACTTGCCGCAACCGCAATAAAGGCCGCCGGGGCACCCGTCATCAACGACCGGCCAGGCCCGGTGCGCCGCGTGCGGCCCACACCACCTTGGCCTCCACCGGCGCCTCGCGGTCTCAGGTGGCGACTAATCCACCGTCAACCGGCAGGGTGACGCCGGTGATATAGGAGGCCTGGTCGGAACAGAGCCACGCCACGGTCTCGGCGATCTCCTTGGGCGCGGCGTAGCGGCGCATGGGCACGATCGCTTCGAAATCCTTGCATCCGGGGGCGCCCTCGTTACCCGCGACCCGCTCCATCATCGGCGTGTCCACGGGTCCGGGACATACCGCATTGACGCGAATTCCGGCTTGGGCGCACTCGAGCGCCGCCGATTTGGTCAGTCCGACCACGGCGTGCTTGCTCGCGACGTAGATCCCCAGGCTCGGAAACCCCGCCAGTCCCGCGACTGAGGCAGTATTGACGATCGCCCCGCCGCCCTGCTTGCGCATCTGACGAATCTCATACTTCATGCAGAGCCACACGCCTCTCACGTTGACCGCCATCACTCGATCGAAATTGCGCTCGGACGCCTCGTGCAGCTCGATCACGTCGCCCTCAATACCGGCGTTGTTGAACGCACAATCCAGACGTCCGTGCGCCGTCACGACGCGCGCGACCAGCGCCTGCACCTGAGTCGGGTCTGTGACGTCGGCTTCGACGAAGTCCGCCTTGCCATGGGCCTCGCGGATCACGCTACGGTTGCGTCGCCGCCCTTCTGATCGACGTCGGCACAGGTTACGATCGCGCCGGCGCGCGCAAAGGCGAGGGCCGTGGCGCGGCCGATGCCGCTGCTGCACCCGGTGATCAGAGCCGATTTACCCTCGAGCAGATTTGCCATGTTTCAATCTCCTCCCCATCGCCGTGCGCGCGGCGGAGCTGGCTCATGGTTGCTGCGCGCGGCGAATCTGCGCGACTCTAACTCTTCGCGATCCCGCCGTCCACGCTGCGCGCGTGAGGCATGATCTGACTGCAAGATCGGGAATCGCCCCGTCCGATGCATTTCGCATCTCCGAACCGCGTTGCAGCCCCGCCGCCGCATGCAGCCGGCATCCGTCTTGAGCTGCTCGTTCAATCGCGACTTTCATTCGATCTATACTTTGTTATCATTTTTTTCCTCTTATTGTTTTTACCTACTCATATTCTTTTTGTGAAGCATTTCACCCTTACCGACCCAGCCATAGAACACGTACTTTGCATCGTGTGACCAGTACAAATTTAGCGTCGGCGACTGCCTATCCGCCGGCATTCGCGCGCAGTGGATCGCATACTCGCCCACGAAGGCGGATACTCCTGCAATCCGTCTGACCCAGGCGGGGAAACTCGATTCGGAATCTGCAAGCGCGCATACCCACAAGTGGATATCGCTGCTCTGACGCGTGACGGCGCCATCGCGATTTACTTTCGCGACTGGTGGCAGCGTTACCGTTATTCGGATCTGCCGGGTCCGATTGGAGCGAAATTGTTCGATCTAGCGGTGAATATCGGCCCTGAACACGCGGCGCATTGTCTGCAGCGGCGTTGCGGGCGTGTGGGCGGCGAGTGGACGAAGACGGCCTGATCGGCGAGCAGACGCGGACGGAGGCGCCGGCGGCGAATCAGATGGCGCTGATGGCGGCGTTGCGCTCGGAGGCGGCAGGTTACTATCGGACGCTGGCGGCGAGTGAGCATGGACAGCGCGACGGCAGCGAGTTTCTCGATGGCTGGCTGAATCGCGCATACGCATAAGGGGCGCGGACGATGCTGGAGATCAAAGTGAGTATTGCGGGCGGCGCGCGCCGGGGCGATATGGCGGCGGAAGTCGATTATCCAAACGGAAAGGTCAGTGCGGCGAATTAAGAACGACAAGGCACGCCGGAACAGCCGGCGAGAACCACGGAGGACGAAATGATGGTTTACGCGAATATGGCTGGATACGTGGCGGCCGCGGTGGGCGGGCTGCTGCTCGGAACATTGGTCGGCAGCAAGCTCACGAGCGCGATGATGTCGATGATTCACGGGCTGGAAGCGCGGCTCTCTACGATCGAGGGCGCCGCAAGCGCGGGGAAGGCGGTGGGCGCGGATGGCACCGAGAAACACGCGGCGGCGATCGGCGCGCACGCGCTGGCGGTGGCCAAACTCGCAGACGCGATAGGAAAGCACGCGGCGGCGGTCGATGAGCATGGCGCGGCGACAGTGGCGGCGGCGGTGGAGGCTCACGCGGCGACAGTCGCAGCCAGCAAGTGACTATTGCGGGCGATAGCAGACGGGAATTGCGGGACCACTGCGGGCGTGGCGGATCGATGAGCCGGGCACAGAGCACGCGCGAGCGGGTGCGAGAGCAGGGCAACAATGCTATTCGGCGCACTGATTCAAAACTGGAAAGTGATCGCGTTGGCGTTGATAGTCGCGACGGCGCTGATCTACCGCGCCGTGCTGGTCCATCAGCGGGACAGCGCGAGGGCGCAGGTGGCGACGCTGACGGACGCGGCGGCGGCGCTGCGGGCGGAAAACGCATCGATGGCGGCGGCGGTAGCGCGTCAGAACGAAGCGATCGGCGCGTTGCAGGGCAAGATGAAAGTTGCGCAGGAGGCGGCGGCGCAACGCGAGGCGCAATCCGCAGCCGATGCGGAGCGGGCAAAGAGCCAGGAGCTCGCGCACGCGAACGCGGTTCGAAATGCGCCAATACCGGCGGGATGCCAGGGCGCGATCAATTGGGGAAACGCGCTGGGACCGGAGTTAGGACGATGGTGAAGCGCCTCCTCCCGCTGATCCTAGTCCTGCTCGCAGGCTGCGCGTTCTCCCCGCCATTTTTATCGGCGCCGGCGGTGCCGGTGGAAGTTGATGTGCCGGTGTTTGAACCGGTTTACTGCCAGCCGCCGCGGAGCACCCGGCCAGCTTTGCCAATAGCAAGCCTGACGCCGGCGTCGGCGCCGGCCGACACGCTGCGCGCCTACGCAGCGACGGTAATTCTGCTGAAAGGATTGGTGCGCGAGCGCGACGCATTAATCGCGGGATGCTCGGAACCGGTGAGCGCCCCGCCGGGACCGCCGCCGGGCGGCAAAGCCGGTGACAGCGTCCGAGTCACTCAGACCAGTGCGGCAAGAGACTGAGTGGTGATTATGAAGTGGGTGCAGGACGCGCTGACCGGCAAGGACAACCTGACGTACGACGCGGCGCGAATCGTCGGCGTGGTGGGAGCGGCTGCATATATCGGGTTCTGGGGAGCGGCGGTCTTCGACCTCGGACATTTCAGCGCGACCGACGCGGCGGCATACGGAGCAGGGCTGGCAACGGTGCTGTTATCGATGTCGGCGGCAGTGCGGCTCAAGCAATCGGCGGAACCGAGTGGGCAGACGCCCAACTAGTGCACAGGCGGTTACACAGGTCAATCCGTAATAGTCACTTCAACCCGTAATAGTCACTGAGAATGAGTAAACAACCATGGCCTGGGAAGCAATCGCGACCTTTGCACTTTCGTTCGTGACGTTGGTGGGACTGAACCTGGGGGCGATCCGCTGGTTGCTGACGCGCAACGAGGCGGAACTGGGCAAGCGAATCAACGATATCAAGCGCGAAGGAAGCGAATTCTCACACACGATCGAACGCGAGCTATTGCTGCTGAAGGCGACGTTGCCGGTGGAATACGTACGGCGCGAAGACTGGATTCGATTCAGTAATACGCTCGAGGCGAAGATCGATGCGATGCGAGCAGAAGTGCGTGCGGAGATTGCCGACCTGCGCGCCCGAATGTATCAGCGGGGCGGCCGGATAATACCGGTAGCAGAGGCGACTCCATGAGCGGCGGGACAATAAACCTTGAACAGAAGCAGCGCGAAGAAGCGCGGTGGCGGATCCTGCGGGTGCTCGACGCGGGGCGTCCGACAGCGGTTTCCGAAAATATCGTATGGCGCGTGCTGCACGACATCCGACTGCCAATGTCGGTGAGTGGCGTGCGACGCGAAATGGACTACCTGAGAAACCTGGGGCTGGTCGAGGTGGAGGGCGAGCATACGGAAACCTGGTTCGCGAAGCTGACGGCACAGGGCGTGGATTTAGTGGAATACACAGTTGTGGCACCGGCGGGCGTCGCACGACCGCGCAAATACTGGTGAGCGGAGCGACGATGGAAAGGGAGCCGAGGCGCAGACAGCCGCATCGACCCAACAAGATCAGCGGGCTGCCGATGGACGTACGCAAAGCACTGGACGAACGCATCGCCAAGCGGGAGTTCAAGAACTATACGGAATTGAAGCGCTGGCTGGCATCGCATGGATGCTCGATCGCGACCGTAGCCGTCAGGCACCACGCGCTCAAGCTTGAGGGCAGGATCGAAGCGGTGCGGCTGGCGACGGCGCAGGCGCGGCCAGTAGTGGGCGCCAGCGAGGGCGATGACGGCGATATGAATCAGGCGTTGATGCGGCTGGTCCAGCAGCATCTGTTCACCCTGCTGGTTGACCTGAAGGGAACGGCACTTTCGGAGATCAACCTCGGGTCGCTGGCGCGTAGTGTGGCGACGCTGGCGCTTCGGGATTTTCGCAGGCACCTGGTGAATGTGCGAGGGCGGCGCGACACCGTCAAACGGTGAGTAGTACAGCCAGCACCATCAGCTATCGCACAACTGACGTTCCGCACGGTCTGACAACCATACTCAGAACAACTCACTGAGCACTGGAGAGTACACACATGGCACTCTACGACGCCTACGGGCGTGAAGTCGATATTGGGCGCCTCCGCGAGGAACAGGCGGCGGCGACAATGACGGGTGTGCGCAATATCTATTCGGTGATGCATCCGTCGGCTGGGCTTACACCGGAAAAGCTGACCGCGATACTACGGCAGGCCGAACTGGGCGATCCGTTTCTGTACCTGGAGCTGGCGGAGGAGATGGAGGAGAAGGACCTGCATTACCTGGCCGTGCTGGGAACGCGAAAGGAAACGATCGGAGGATTACCAATCGCGGTGCGCGCCGCCTCCGGGGAGAAAGAGGATGTGCGAATCGCGGATATGGTACGGGCTCTTCTGCTCGGCGGGACACTCAATCTGACGGATGCGCTATTTGATGTACTAGATGCTATCGGCAAGGGATTTTCAGCGACTGAGATCATCTGGGATACGTCGGGGCGCGAGTGGATGCCAGTGCGGCTGATCTGGAGAGATCCGCGCTGGTTCACGTTCGATTGGGTCAGCGGAGAACAATTACTAGTGCGGACGCTGACGCCTGAGGGGCAGCCCGCACGAATTCCGGAACAAGCCGGCGACACCCATTTCGAAGCGCGCATCGCGGGAAATCGCAGAGCGGGTGGCGGCACCGGATGGAACGGCTTGCAGCCGTTCACCGCGCCGCTGGCACCGTTCAAATTCGTTGTGCATTTTTCAAAGGCGAAGTCGGGTCTGCCGATCCGCGGCGGGATCGCCCGAGCGGCAGGCTGGTCATACCTATTCAAGAACTACGTATTGAAAGACTGGGTAACGTTCGCGGAGGTGTTCGGTCAACCCTTGCGACTGGGCAAATACGGCGCCGGAGCTACCGACGCCGACAAACAATCGCTACTGAGGGCGGTAGCGAATATTGGCACTGACGCAGCGGCTATAATCCCGGATTCGATGCTGATCGAATTTACCGAAGCGCGACAGACCGGCAGCGCGGAACTATACGAACGATTCTGCGAATATCTCGATCGGCAAGTGAGCAAAGCCGTGCTGGGACAGACCCTGACGACAGACCTACCACGCGGAGCAGGATCGCGGGCGGCGGCGCAAGTACATGACGAGGTGCGGCGCGACATTTTTGCGGCCGACGCCCGGCGGCTGAGTGAGGCGCTAACGCGCGACCTGGTGCGGCCGATGGTAGATCTGAACGCGGGTCCACAAAGACGTTACCCGCAGATCGAGTTGCAACTGCCAAAGGACCAGGCCGACGAACAATTCGCGAGCATCGTCGCGGAACTCGCAGACCGCGGACTTCGGATCGCGCAGAAGACCGTGCTCGATCGTTTGGGGCTGCCCGTCCGGCTGCGCGCGGCTGGTGCACGCGAACGAGCCGGATTGCGCGTGGACGCGGCGATGAGAGCCGGGAAGATAGTGCCGGCTCAGCGCGAGTGGGCGATCGCATACTGTCAGGCGAACGTGCGCGGCTTCGAGGATTTCGTCGCGCGGCAGCCGGTGGTGATCGCAGGGAGCGGAGACGACTTCGAGGGCGAGCCGTTCGCGGGGCGAAGCAGCGTCAACGATCGTGACAACGCGAGCGTTGCAGGGAGCCGGGCCAAGGTCGCGCTGACGCGTACGGAACTCACTGTTTGTGGGCGGCTGGGCATGCGACCGCAAGAGTATTTGAAACGAAGGGGGATGCGTGGCGACTTCCTGACGGCAGATCAGGAATAGTCACTCCAGAGCAAACTGCGCGCGGAAAAGACTACTGAGATTAAGACGCCCGGACCGTCGCAGGCGGAGGGCCAAAAGGCGAAACAATGGCGGCATTAACCAATTCACGAAATACGCCGGAACTGGCCGATGACGGCCGGACGATGGTTTACCCGGTCGAAGCGAACACCACGGTTTACCCGGGCAGCATGGTTTCACTCAATCCCAACGGTAACGCAACGCCGGCAGCCAGCGTCGCGGGACTGAAGATTCTCGGGCGCGCCGAGATGGTAAGCAACGGAATTCCGGGGCAGGACGCGGTGAACAATCTGGGGGCAGCGGGAGCGATCTCGATTGTGGCGCGGCGCGGGGTATTTATGTACGCCGTCAACGACGGAACGATCGCCGCGGCGCAAGTGGGGCAAATCGCATTCGCGGTCGACGACAACTCGGTCTCGGCGAGCGACGGCGGCGCCGCGGTTGCAGTGGTAGCGCAGTCGACGACGTTCCCGGCGGCGACCTCGGCGCAAATTGTGAACGTCGGCCACGAGAACATCTCGAAGGTGAAGGTGCATAGCACGTCGGGTGGCGGAACGGCTTACGTTGAGGGCACTGACTACGTGGTGGACTGCCATGCGGGGATGCTGATGCTAATTGGCGGCGGTGGGATCGCGGCGGCGGCGACGGTATTCGCGGATTACAACTGGGGGCCGGCGACGCGCAGTGCCGCCGGCCGAATCGCGGCACTCGATCCGAGCGGGCAGGTATGGATTGACTTCTGGCATCAAGCGGCCGCGGCCAACTGAGCATATAGACTGAGCGACGCGTGCGGGATACAGAGTAGACCGCTTCAAGCGCCCGCTGAAGCAGAATCGCACTCAAATCGCTTTCATCTTCCGCAAACGAGCGGCCCGTGAACTACGGTAGGAACCAATGGAAATAAGCACTGCAAATCTGAACGCACTATTTACCGGATTCGACGTGATTGTTCAGCGTGGCTTCGACAAGCCGCCATCATACTATGAGAAGATCGCGACGGTAGTGCGGTCGGCCTCGCGGCAGACGACGTATCCGTGGCTGGGGCGGACGACGAAATTCCGCGAGTGGCTGGGCGCACGGGTGATTCAGGCGCTCGAAGCGCACAGCTACACGATCGTGAACAAGGATTTCGAGGACACGATCAGCATCAGCCGCAACGACATCGAAGACGACAACTACGGGGTGTACGAACCGGTCATCGAGCAACTGGGCTGGGATACGAAGGTGCATCCGGATTCGCTGCTGTTCTCAATGATCAAGAACGCGGTGACGACGCCGTCGAGCGTGATTGCCTTCGATGGGCTGCCGTTTTTTTCGGCGACGCATCCGGTAGGACCGATGGGAACGGCAGACGACGTGCGCGACTCGGTGGCGTCGAACGTGAATTCTTCAGGGAGCGGACCGTACTGGTTTCTGCTGGACGCGTCGCGGGCGATACGGCCGTTCATCTTCCAGCGAATACGCAATGACGCGGATGAACACGCTGACGGATGAGGCAGTCTTTACGCGGCGAGAATTTCGCTTCGGAGTGGACGGCCGGGCGAACACGGGGGTGGGACTGTGGCAACTCGCATACGCGAGCAATACGGACCTGAGCGTACCGGCGAATTACGGCAGCGCCCGCGCAGCGATGCGCTCGATCAAGACGGACGGGGGCCTGCCGTTCGGAGCACTGACCAGCCCGAATGACGTCTACCTGGTGGTGCCACCCGCGCTGGAGGAGGTAGCGGCGCAGCTGCTTCATGCGGACTTCATGGTGGGCACGGGCGGAAGTTCAAGCGTGACCACCAGCAATATCTGGAAGAGCACCGCCACGCTGATCGTGAGTGAGTATCTGTCCTAGGAACTCGAACAGCAGCGCGGCGGCAGCGGCCGGCGGCAGCACGAGCGGGTCGAGAGGCCAAGGTCCGATGCTATTCGGAAGAACGCGACGGGATCGCATCAATAGCAGGATGAAGCACACGTGTCATACGCATCACCAAACGACATGATTGCGCGGTATCCGAATCGCGACCTCGTACAACTGAGTAATGAGGATCCGACGCAGACGACGGTGAATTCGGCGATGCTGCAGCAGGCTTTGAGCGACGCTTCAGCCGAAATCGACGGATACCTGGAGAGCCGCTTCGCACTGCCACTGAACGATCCGCCGGCGGTGTTGCAACGACTAGCGTGCGACGTCGCGATGTATCGACTGCAATCGCTGCGACCGCTCCATGACGTGGCGGACGCGCGCAAGCGTTATGAAGACGCGGTGGAATTGCTGGTGCGGGTGGCGCGCGGGGAAGTGACGCTGGGCCTGGCGGCGGACAACGCCGAGCCGGCGGCGGCTGGGGGATCGGTGG